ACAGAGATGTTTATAGAGGTAATAGATGAGTAATGAAGTAAAACGTCCAGAGGATTTAGTATATAAAAAATCTCCGATTGAACTCAAAGAGGAGGGAGATACTAGATACTTAGAGGCTGTATTTTCTTTATTTGATACAATCGATTCGGATCAAGATGTTACTAAGCAAGGAGCATTAAGATCAGGATATACAGGGAATAAAGTCCCTCTAGTCTGGAATCATGATTGGTCAAAGGTAATCGGTCGAGGAGTAATTGAAACTGATAATCAAAAAGCAGTTTTTAAAGGGTATTTTTTAAATACTGAATCTGGAAAAGAAGCTTACGAAACTGTAAAACAAATGCAAGATATGCAACAATTCTCTTACGGTTTTCAAGTATTAGATTCCGAAAAAGGAACTCACATAGATTCAAAAGGACAAGAAGTTCCCGTCCGTATTCTTAAAGATGTTAAAGTATGGGAGGTCTCTCCTGTATTAGTAGGAGCACAACAAAACTCATTCGTACAAGCATTAAAATCAGGTTTAGAACAATTAGAAGAAAAAGAATCTTTAGGCGACGACATGTACACTACTCAACAAGAGGCAGCAGAACGTGCTAAAGAGTTAGGATGTGAGGGAACTCATACACACGATAAAGACGGACAAACAGTCTATATGCCGTGTGCTACTCATAATGAATATGTAAACAAAACCTCAGATCAACAAGAAGAATTACAGATTTCTAGTACTTCCCAACAGGGTAAGAGACTAGATGAAGAAGCTTTATCTTCACTTGAGGAGATTAAAGCATTTACAGAGAGAATAGAAGATCTTGCTCTTCTACGAAACTCAGAAAAAAAGACATTGAGTTCAAAGTCAACTGATTTGATTGACAAGTACTTAGAGGGATTGACTTTAGTTTTTAACAAACTAGACGATATTCTTAATAAGTATGGATATGATCCGATCAAAGATAATGAACTCTTTATAGAAGTTCAAAAGAACTTATCAAATATAGGAGAATAAATCTAATGGCAACATTAAAAGAAATGAGAGCTGAAAAGGCTCAAAAATCTGAAGATCTTGCACAAATATTTGATTCTGTAAAAGATATGTCCGACTTGTCCTCAGATCAAAAAGAGGAAATCAAGAAAAGAAATGACGAATTAGCTGAATTAGGTTCTAAAATTAGTGAATTATCAGAACTTGAAGAAGTTAAAAAGTCAAACAAAGAAGAGATCGAAAACTCTAAAAAAGTCTCTGGAGTCTCTGTATATGGAGAACCTCAAGACGAAGAAAGAAAATCTCTTGGACAACAATTTTTGGAATCAAAAGCTTATAGCAGTTTTGTGGATCACGGTATCAAAAATATTCCTATGGAAACTAAAACAACTGTTACAACTTCCGTATGGACTAGAGACACCATCTATCAACAGGTTATCCCTGCGATAGAACCAGATCCAAATCCTGTTTTAGATCTTGTAGATTCAATTAATACCGATCAAACAACTTACTATTTCCTCAGAGAAACAGCAACAAACAACGCTGCTGAAAAAGCTGAGGGAACTGCTGCACCAGAAGATGCATTCAGTTATACAGCTGTTACTGCACCTGTAGCTAAGTTCATAACAACACTCCCAATCACTGCGGAATTGTTAGAGGATCAAGCTGGAGCACGTGCATACTTTGACGGTAGATTAGCAAATCACGTACTACAAAGACTCGAAAAAGAGTTTATCGGTGGTAATGGTACAAGCCCTAATATTCAGGGATTGTTAGGTACAACTAACATTAATCAAGTGATCTATAATGCTACAAACTTCCCTGCAAACGTAGGTGGAAAACTAAGATCAATCTTAGAGGGTATTAAAGACATTGAAGAAAACGGTAAATTATTCCCAGACGCTATGATTATGAGCCCAGGCGCATACGAGGCACTAGCTGGACAAGTTGACGGAAATAATAACTTTATGTTAGGTGCCGCTGCACAATCTGGAAGTCCTACAATCTGGGGCGTTCCTGTTGTTAAATCAACTCAAATCGGAACTTCACAATCTCAAAATGCTGATGTAATTATCGGTAAATTTGGAGGTGGACTTGCAGTTAATCACGTATTCAGACGAGGAATGGAATTACAAATTTCTGACTCTGCTGCTGATGGAGACTTCGGTAAGGATATCCTTACTGTTAAAGCATCTCTACGTTATGCAAGTGCAGTCTATAAACCGCAAGCTTTTACAAAAGTCGAGGGTATAGAATAAAAATTATGGATAGTCAGAACCAACGGTATGTTATGACAACGAGCATCGTTGGTTCTGCATTCCATACAGGAGGAGACAATTTGAAATTAGTAGAAAAAGAATCACAAAAAGTCTGGAAGTGTAATAGAACTAAAAAATATGCACAGGGAGAAAACTCTCCGTTCGTAAGTTCAATACTTATTGCAGGTATGGGAGATCCTATTCCAGATGTGAAATTAGAAAAAGTTACAAAAAAAGCAGTTAAAAAAGTAGAAAACAAAGCTGTTAAACCAGAAGAAAACAAGTAATTAAAAAATGGCACATGAGCAATATTGTGATAAGGGAGATGTAAAAACTTGGTTAGGTATCACGGGTACTGCACAAGATACAAATATAGACATCTCAATAGATGCTGCATCTAGAGCAATTGATGAATATTGCAACCGTGTATTTTTTCAGACAGAGACAACACAAACTCGTTATTATGATTGTGAGTTCGCAGATCTTGTTTATGTTGATGACATTGCAACAACAACTGATCTAGTAGTTACGACATTAAACGAGGATGGGACAGACGATCAAACTTTAGTATTAAACACGGATTTTTATTTATATCCGTTGAATGCTGGATCTGTTCATCCCTATATGCCGTTCTATAAAATAGTTATGGCTATAGAGAATGGAGGTAAAATACTCCAGACTCATTATCCTAGATCATTAAAAGTTACTGCAACGTTCGGATTTCCTATTCAACATGGGGCATCTGATTCAATACCAGAGGCAATAAAACAAGCAGCATTAATTCAATCATCTAGATTTTTTCAAAGAAAGCAAAGCCCTATGGGATTTTCTGGTAATCCTGAGACAGGCGAAGCTCCAATAATGTTTTTATCTAAATTAGATCCAGATGTAAGAACTTTAATTAATCCGTTCAAGAGATCTACAACAGTTCTTGCAAGTGGTCGTCCATACGTTGGCCTCACAGCCATAAACAATAATCGTCAGTATGGACTATGAAATTAACTCTTAAGGGAGCATTAGATCTATCAAGATCAATAAACGGTCAAACAATATGGAATAAAAGATCTACAGACTTTTTTAATGAATTAGCCTTAGAAGTTAAAGAAGAGTCTTTAGATGTTTTAGGAAATAAACCATCTCCCAGATCTCAATCTGGACGAGGTAATAAAAATACAGGAACTTTAAGACGGTCTATATTTGTATCTAAAATACAAAACACAAATAGATTAAGAATGTCAGAGGGATTTAAAATTGCCTCTACTGCAAAACATGCACCATACGTACATGGTAAACCTATTATGAGATCTTTTACTCCTGTAAAAAGAACACGTCCGTTCTTCCCTCCATATAAAAAAGGATCAGATCTTTATAAGTGGGCTAATAGAGGTACTCCAAAGATGAATGCATTTCTTGTAGCTAGGAAGATATCTCAAAGAGGTTTAAAAATGAAGCCATTTCTTGGCGGTATTATATACGAAAAACAAGAGGAAATTAAAGCAAGAGGGACTCGAATGTTACAATTAATTGCAGAAGATATTGCAAGGAGTGTTAAGTAATGGCAAGTTTTTCAAGTATAAGAGATGGACTTAAAACTAATTTAGAGACTATCGTAGGTTTAACGGCCTCTGATATAGTTCCAGATTATATAGTTCCTCCTATTGCATTAATAGCTCCCTTAAATCAGTTGACATACGATACAACGATGGGACGAGGTGCTGATACTTATTCTATCCCTGTAGTTGTCTATATAAACAGAATGGACGCTCAGACAAGTCAGGATGAAGTAGATGCATATTTAGCTGGATCTGGTTCACAATCTATCAAAGCAGCGATAGAGAGTGATCCTACGTTGAATGGTGCGGCAATGTCTGTTAAAGTAGTAAATGCAACGGATTACGGAGAGTATGAAGTAAATCAGGGAACTTCTTATTTGGGAGTTACCTTTAACATAGAGGTTATAGCATGAAAATTAAAATATTAAAAGGATCTAATTTTCCAGATAAAGACGGAAAAGAGATCAGAGTTGAAGAGGGTAAAGTCTTAGATTTACCAGATAAAATTGCTAAGAGTTTGATTAAGAATAATGCAGCAATTAAGTTTGATAGTAAGATGGTTAAAGAAGAGGAAGAATAAATGCCAACTTTTACACATGGAAAAAATGCAGTAGTTTTATTAGATAATACTAATCTTACAACTACTCTTACAGATTTATCATTATCTCTTACTTCAGATGTAAGCGAGACAAGTACTTTTAATTCAACGAGTAAAACTTTTGTAAGTGGACTCAAAGACGGAACGGCAACATTAAGCGGCTATTATGAATCCTCTGATCCAGACGCAGACGCTGAATACCTTGCTCAACTAGGAGGATCTGGATCAGGGTTTTCAATAGCAAATATAGGATATACAAGAGGGAATCCTGTATCTTTTGGAACTACTTTAGAGACTTCCTACGATAGATCTGCAGACGTAAACTCAGTCGTCTCAGTTGCTATTGCATTTCAATTTACAGGAGACTCGTATAATGGTAAAAGTTTATTAGAACCAACAACTAAAACCTCTACAAGTACAGAGACTTCCGTTGACTTTGGTTCTGCTGGATCTAATGGAGGAGCAGCTATTCTTCATGTAACAAACTCCTCAGGCACAGGACAAACTCTTGATGCAAAGATTCAAACTTCTACTGATAATATTTCGTTTTCAGATTATATTACTTTTACACAAGTAACAACGTCTGGAACAAGTGAAATACAAACAAGTGCATCCGCACCAGCTAGGTATGCAAGATGTGTTCTTACAATTGCAGGAACTACTCCAAGCTATACAGTTGCAATCGGATTCGCTCAAACATAGGAAAGGAAAAGAATGCCAACATTTACACACGGTAAAAACGCAGTATTCTCGATTGACGATTCTGGAGGAACTCTTAGAGATATCTCTAATACTCTTACAGACGTATCAGTCTCACGAACAGCAGACGTAGCGGAGGTAAGCGCCTTCAGTAATTCGTCTAAAGCATTCGTGGCGGGCCTTAAAGACTCGACAATTACTATCAGCGGTAGTTTTGACACTACTGTAGATGGTTATCTCTCAGGGATCGTAGGATCAGAGGGATCATTCGAATTTGGGCCAATCGGATCAACTTCTGGTAATCCTAAAGCATCTGGAGAGGCTATCTGTACAGGATACGATAGATCTGCAGACGTTACAGGAGCAGCAAGTTTTACTGCAAGTTTTCAGGTATCTGGAGACGTTACAGAAGGCACCTACTAATATTTAATTAGGAGGTCGTTTTGAAAAGATTAAAATTAGAAGATTTATCGAATGCACCTGATTTACCTACTAAAGAGGTAGAAATACCAGAGTGGAATAAATCAGTTATTGTACAGGGTTTATCTAAAAAAGATTCAGTTCATATAAATAAATTAGCTAATGTTGATGGAGATCAAAGAGATGATGTATTGTTTGAGAAATTACTTATTCAATATGGAGTTATTGATCCAGATTTAGAAGATTTAGATCAAGTAGAGAAATTTTATGAAGTCTCTACTCCTATGATTATAGATCGAATATTAATAGCTATTTATAAGTGTATGGCATGGACTAAGGAGGATCAGCGAGAAATCGCGGATCAATTTCCGAAATAGAGACGAGATCTGGTTTGAATTTACTCTAGCTGAAAAACTAGGGATGACGGTCGATAAATTAAGAAAATCTATGAGCGTTTCAGAATTTGAATCTTGGAAACTATACTATTTAAATAAGCAAGTAGAAGAACAGAAAGCTATTACAGAAGCTAAAGCTCGTTCTAAATTGAGGAGATAAATTGGCAAGTGCTACTTTAGAATTATTCATTAAAGCAGTCGGAGTGAACCGTCTCTCTAGAGACATGGATAAAGCATCTAAAGAAGTAGATCAACTTGCTGATGAAGTCAAGAAAGCTGATAAAGAGGGTAAAGAGTTCGCAAAGACTCTTAAAAGATTTGGATCTATTGCTGGAGGTGCATTCTTAGTAAAACAACTTGTAGATTTTTCTGCAGCAGCCTTAGAATCAGCAGTCTCCGCAGAAGAGGCAGGGGCAGCATTTGATACTACATTCGGAGATGCTGCAGCTAGAGCAAGTAAGGAACTCGAGAATTTCGCTAATAAAGCAGGACTTACTGTTGCAGAGGCAAAACAATTAAACGCGACTTTAGGTGCTGTTGCTCAGGGTATAGGTTTTACTCAGGGAGAATCTGCAGATCTTGCAGTTCAATTAACAAAGATTGCAGCGGACGTTGCATCTTTTTCAAATATCAGCGCCGGCGCCGAGCCTGTACTAAATGCATTCCGATCTGCGTTGGTCGGAGAGAGGGAAGCTCTTAAAACTTATGGTATTGCAATTACTGAGGCTGAAGTACAAACAGAGGCATTTATCCTTACAGGAAAAGAGAGTGCAGATTTACTAACCAGACAAGAGAAGGCATTAGCTACATTAAATCTTATACAACAAAAAGCAGCTGTTCAGATTGGAGATCTTGAGAGAACTTCTGCATCGTTCGCAAACCAACAGAGATTATTAAACGCTGAGTTAAGAGAGACTAGACAAGAAATCGGAGAAGAGTTGATCCCTGTTGCAGCAGAACTACTTCCCGTATTTAGAGAGTTCGCTTTAGAAGTAGGGCCT